TGTTTACCCCATACGAAGATTTCTATTGACATCCGCATGAACACTAGGTTTGCGGGCGAAAATATTTTTCAGAAAAATTTGCGCGGTAGTGTGCGCGGTGCTACTAGTGGGAATATATGAAAGAGAAAACGCACAAGAAATTGAACATCTCTTTACCGAATGATCTGCACGCTTGGGTGGTCAAAAGGCAGGCCGAAGAAAACAAAAAATCGAGGCTCTCCAAGACCGCCATCTCAACCATCATTGCTGACGCAGTCGAGCAGGCGAAAGCGAAAGAAGAAGAACAGGGAAAAGTCCCATCCCCGGACAGTGCTGGTGCCAAAGTAGTGAGAGCGTCCGAGAGTTCCGTTTCTTCGCGCTCAACGGCTACGAGGAATTCCTCCCGCCGAACTGGGTAGCCCAAATCCACGATCTAACGAAGCAGCCTTAAACCCGCCACCACGCCCGCCAGTCCGCCTTGCGCGAAGGCACGGCGTAGGTTTTGAGAACGAGAGCCGTCGAAGAATGCCCGAGCTGATGCGCCGTCTTGCCAGCATCCTGGCATCGACCGAGGTGGTAGGTGGCGAAAGAGTGGCGGAGGGCGTTCTCGGGTAACTTGCCCCACGGCACGGCGCCCTCGTTGTTCAACTGCTCAATCAGAGCCTCGCGCTCCCGATAAAGTCGGAGCGATTTCGCAACCACGATCAGGCCGGATTTTCCCTTAAAAAAATCCTTCCGCCTCGACAGCGGCTCGGTGAAGTCCACGATCCGCTCCGGCAGGCCGCTTGATTGTTTCGAGACCTCCCGCCGCACCTCGATCTGGCCGGACTTCGGATCGACATCCTCCCACCTCATGCGATGGACCTCGATGGACCGCAACCCAGCAAACGCACCGAGAAGAAACCAAGCCCGAAGCGCGTCGCTCATTGTGGCATCCAGAATCACCCGCAGTTCCTTCGCCGAGATCAGCGACCGTTTCGACTCCGCCTCCGGCGCCACGACGCGCCGAAATGGATTCCGGTCGAGGAGTTCCATATCGACGCACCACCGAAAAAATCCCGAAGCATAACGATGCCACCCCGCCCGCGTCGTCGGCGCGCCTTGGATCTTCGCAAACACCCGAGCCGCCTGCATCGGCGACACCGCCGCCACCGCGCCAGGGAAAGAATCCAAAAGCTCCCCGCAAATCTTTTCCAGTTTGTCCCTGTGCCGCTCCGAAGCCCCCGCCTTGGAGGCGATGTAATCCCGAATCGCCGACTTCATCGACATGCCCCTCGCCTGCTCCTCCGAAAGCGAATCGGTCCCACCCTTCTGAAGTTTCTCCAAAAGCCCCGGCCCCGCCGCCCAAGCCTCGGCTTCGGTCCGGTAAAAACGGCGGATGCGACGGCCAAAAATTTTCTGCGGGATGGTCAACTTCCAAGGGGTGCCGGGCCGCTGCGGGTAAGGTGTCACAAGAAAGGCGCTCATAGTGTTGCCCACTTGTTGCCCGTGTTGCCCAAATTCTCAACTATTTTGTTCCACAAGCCGCCACTTCCCGCCTGTAGTTTCAAGAAGCCAACCACCCGCCAACCCGCATAAAACCTAGCTCAAATCGATGTAAAGCACTCTGCCGGCGGCGGGACTCGAACCCGCACTCCGCTTTCGCGAAAACGGATTTTAAGTCGCTTTCTTGGGTTTGTTTTTCAATGACTTGCGGGAGTGTTGCCCGTTGTTGCCCTAAAGGACTTTATTGAGAGCCGCTAGGAGTGCGGCGTGGGCCGCTGGAGAGCAATCGTTTTTGCGGCCGGGGGAGACATCGGCGTGGCGCAGGATGTTGGCCAAGGGGATGTGGTGCTCGCGGACGATGGGCAAGAGGTATTCCACAGCGGAGAGGAGGGCGTCTTCGCTCAAGGGGGTCGTGTAGGTGTCGCCTTCCCATGCCATGCCGACGCTGAACGAGTTGGCGTCTTTGCGGCCTTGCCACGAGCTGACCCCGGCGTGCCAGGTGCGTTGAGTTGGCAGGGCGAGGACGGTTCGTTTGCCGTTGCGGGCGATAATGCAGTGGTAGCTGACTTTGCTGACGGGATCGCTGCACCACGAGACGCTTCCGGCGTAAGCGCCGGAGGTGTGATGCAGGACGATGTGCGTGGGCTTGATGACGCGGCCCGCTGAAATGTTGGGCGTCTTCTTATTGCTCTGCTGGTAAAATTTCGGCTCGGGCTTGATGGTGCCGGAGGTTTTGGCGGGGGAGGTTTTGGCGGGCTTCGCGGGCTTCGGCTCAGGCGCGGGCGCGGGGGATTGTGCCGGGCGTGGCAGCATAAAGAAGCGAGCGAGGAGGCTGATCATTTGTCTTTGAGAGCAGGCAGGGTTTTTTGGAACTCGCCGAGGGCGTTCCAGAGGTCGCGGTTGGCGGCTTCGCCTTCAGTCAGGCGCGGTTCGAAGCGCACGCTGGTGCGGATGTGCAGCGTGCCTGCTTCACCGATTCGGTCTCCGAAGGGGGGCATTGGGACGGCCACGCACGAGGTCAAGAATGCCATGGCGATGCAGAGCCAGCCGAGGATCATCAACACGGCGGCGACTTGCTTGGGGTTCATTTTCCTTTTCGGAAAATGTTGATCGCGCCGACGAGGCCGAGCCCGGCGGCGATGATCTGGTTTTGAAGTTCGGGCTCGATCTTCACGCCGAGGGCGACGGCGACGAGGATCAGGCCGCGCCATGTGCTGTTTTCGCTGAGACGATCGAGGACAAAGAGGATTGCTTTCATGCTTCGCGGCGGGGTGTCAAAGGCCGCTCACGGGCGGTTGGCGAGGATTTGCTCGATGCGTTTGGTTCTCTCGTCAATGCGGGCCAATGTCTCGGCTCGGTCGGCGGCGACGGCTTCGATTTTTTGCAAGCGGGCTTCCTGCTTTTCGTTTTCGATCTCCACGCGGGTGACTTTTTCGGGGAGAATCCACCAAGCCTGGCTGATCGAAAATATCGTGGCGACGAGCGCCAGCGCGGCGATGGCCTCCCCGATGGAGAGGCGCACGCCGGGGCGATTGCGGACGGTTTCGGTAGACATTAGCTGTTAGCCTGGGCGATGAGGTTGCCGACGATCGCGGTTGTGGCGACATTGGCGAGGCGCTCGGTGTTGAGCGCATCGGTTTTGACCTTTATCGCTGCGACATCGCTGTTGGCTGGCGCCGTGTAGGCGCTGCCTGCGAGGCGGGTGCTCACGGATTGGTCGACTCGGGCCAACTCGACCGAAAGCTCGGAGCGGACTGCCGTGGCCACGGTGGCGGCACTTGGGGCTGTTGCGCCACTCACAGGGGCGTCGAGGTTGGCGAGTTCGGTGGCGAGTTCCACGCGCACCTCGTCGGCGATGGCGGCTGCGGTTGGGACGGTCGGCGCATTAGTGAGGGTCGTGACGGTCGCCAAGGTGCCGGATGGCGCGAGGCGTGAGCTGATAGCGGCATCGATCCGACCGAGTTCAACCGAGAGCTCGGTGCGGACTTGGGCGGCGATTTCGGATTCGGTCGGGACATCGGGCGAGTTGGTCAATGTTGTGACGGTGCCGCCGGTGATTTCCTTGGTGCTTGCGGACCAGACGGCTGATGCCACGGTGGCTGCGCTCGGAGCGGCATCGGTGGGGATGCTGTCGAGTTTTCCGCCGTTGCGCTCGAGGTCGGAGCGGATGGCGGCGACGAGGGCGATTTCGTCCACATTCTGGTTGCCGATGGCGCCGACGAGGGCGTTGAGGACGGCTGAACCGTCGGCTTCGTTGAGGAGGCTTCCTTCGACTGCGGTGGCGATTTGCGCGGCGGTCGGCGGAGTTGTGTAGTCTGCATCTGCGAGTCGGCTCGAAATGCTCGCGTCGAGGTTCGAGATTTCGGTGAGCTCAGTGCGGACGGCCGTTGCCACGGAAGCGGCAGAAGGCACACTTGGCAGGTCGCCGGTCGCGAGGGTCGAACGGCTCGAGATCGTTGCGTCGAGGTTTGCCAGCTTGGTGCTGTTGGAATCCATCTCACTGCGGATGTCCGACACACTCGGCGCGGCGGCGTAGCTGCTGGACGGCAAGCGCGAGCTAGTCGTGGCGTCGAGGTTTTCGACTCCGGCGCGGCCGAGGACCCAGAGGCTCGGGATGTGTTGGCTGTCCACGGTGGCGTCGGTGGTTTTGAAAATAGCGGCGTATTCGCCCTCCGTGGAATTGTCCGATGAGAGCGTGTAGCTATACAGCCCGCCGCCGAGGGCGGTGGCGCTGCCTGCGGTCACGATTTGGGTGCCGCTTGGATTATAGATATCGACCGTGACGGTGAGGCCGGTCTTGCCTTGTTTGCTGGCGGTGTAGAACGCCAAGAATTTTACGGAGGTGGAGACTTGTTCGAGCATGGTGTTGGTGGGTTAGATTTCTTCTTCGGGTTGAGGCAGGAGCGGGAGGACTTCGGACATGGGGAGGACTTCGACGAGCGGGAAAAGCTCGCTGGGGAGATGCGCGAATCCGCCGGAGTAGAGGCCGCCTGGGGCGATTTCGGTCAGCAAATCGGCGCATAGCATCTTGCGGCCATCCGTGAGATCGACAGGTGAGGCGACATGGCGCGGGTTGCCATGCTCGGCTTGCACGGCGGCAAGTTGGGCGGAGAGTTCGTGCGAAAAGACGAGCGCGAGTTCCTTGCTGGTCTCGTAGCTCACGGGATGGGTGATGAGGTCGGCGAGGGTCATGGGATGGCGGCGGCGAGGTCGGTCATTAGGGTGCTGACGCGGGTGTTGAGGAGGGCGAGGTCGAGGGATTCGCCGATTGAGTAGAAGGAGAGACGGGCATTTGTGTAATTCCCAGAAGCCCTTCTAAAAACATTAAATGCTGCATTTAACGGAGTTCGACTTTGGTCGGTAACTGTTAAAGTGCTAGTTGCGTTCCGGCGCTCAAAAGAGGCTGAATTGTTGCGGTTGGCTCCTTTAAATCCAGATGATGGCGATACATTAGAAGTTAGTCCCGAGCCATTTATTGAATTGAAACGATAACTCGCGGAACCGAATAAAATAGCACAATGCCCCGCTCCGCTGTCTCCGCTCGCTATGAACCACTGAGAGGCTGTTCCAGTGTGCATTTCGCTAAGGTTTACCGAGACATGCTTAGAGTTCTGTGGGTCGGCGTTATTGTTTCGATTTGGATTTAAGTATTTAGTTAATCCATCTCCTTTCAACCCTGTTTCGCGGTTGTAGTCTGCCGAAACGAAATTCGCGTTGGTCGGCGCTGTCCCAACCAGCGGCACAAGCGCACCGGAGAGCGTGCGCGCACCGGCGAGGATGCAGGAGGATTTCAGGGCTGTCCAGATGCCGTCGTTGTGGCAGCCGACGATGAAATCTGTGAACGCCGATTTCACGCCAGATTCCAAACTTTGACCATCGGCGGCTTCAACGGCGGCGATATAGGCGTTTGCGGCCAGCATGGCTATATCCGTGGTCGGCACGCGGAGGGGGGAGAGTTGGCCGTATAGTGGGCTAAGCATAATTCAAATTCCCCTTGTTTGACCACGCGCCGGTGGCGGAGCTTTCGCTGCTGGTTGTTCCTGCGGCGTTGAAAATGGTGCGGGAGATTTCCCAGGATTCGGAGTCGTAGACGCTGCCGTTGTTGGGAAAGTCGGCGTAGAGGAGGAAGCCGAGGTAGGTGGTAGTGCCGTCGCTGGAGAGGTCAAAGGCCCACACGCGGTCGGGGGCGTCTTTGGTTCCGGCCAATTTATACACCTCTCCCGTGCTTGGGTTGCGCGAGTAGAGCCGCCGGTCGGTGTGGTTCACGCAAATTTCTCCCAAAGCCAAATCTGTGGCGAGTGGGACCTTCGACGCTACGGTCGAGGATTTGGGCTTGATGATTGGGTTTGCCATGTGGCGGGTTTTGATTTCGCGAAGTTAGACCCCCCGCGTGGCGAGGCGCTATGGAGCGCCCCGCCGGGGTTGGGTTAGTTACTAGTAGCTGCCGCCGTCGATGGTCGTCTCGAGGGCAGTGATGCGGGTCTCGTGGTCGGCCACATCGGCCTCGACTGCGGTCAGGCGGCTGTCCGCGCTGGCGTTCTCCAAGGTCGTGATTCTGTTGGACAACGAGGTATCGGCTGTCGAACGAGTCGAGCTCTCTGCGTCCAGATTCGTCTGGACCAAGGCGATGTCGGACTCGAGGCCGGACACATCCGATGCGCGAGCTGCGGCCTCGGCGGAGACTGCGGCGATGCGAGCGGATTCCTCGGAAACGATATCTGCTTCCGCTGCGGTGACTCGTGTGGTCAGCGCGCTGAGGTTGCTCGAGACGCCATTGATCGAGGTCTGGAGGCCGGAATCGCCAGCGATGCGTGCGGTCTCTTCAGCGGCGATGTCGTCGTTGATAGAGAGGATGGCGGCTGCCAGGGCGTTGTCGTTGGTCAGATCGACCGAATTGATCAGGGTGACGATTTCCGCGAAGCTATCCTTGTCGGCCGAGGAGGCGCTGAGGATCGCATCGATTCGACCTTTCTCGACGGTGATCTTGCCGTCCAAAGCGGTGTCGGCTGCTTCCAAAGTGGAAACGGCGGAGCTGATCGCGGACTGGCGGGCGGATGTCTCGGCGGCGATGTCGTCGGCGAGATCGCTCTCGGCACCTTGAGCGCGGGAGATTTCCGCATTCAGGTTGCTGGTGAGCGTCGAATCCGCTGCTTCGCGTGCCGATTGCTCGCTTGAAACGGCGCTATCGACATAGGTCTTTTTGGCGAAGATGTGCTCGCCGCCGATGGCGAGAACGCCTTGGGCTGTGCCTACAAAGAGGCTTTTGTTCAGTGTGTCGATTGCCAGCTCGCCCGTCTGAAGACTGACGGGAGCGCCTGAACCGCGTTTGATTTTGATGATTGGATTGGCCATGGCTAATTAGGTGGTGGTTGTGGTTTTGGTTTTGGCTGTTCGTGGGTGGGTGATTGTCAAAAGTTGCCCGCGTCGATCACGGGGATCATGAGGGCGTAGGCGCTCGCGGTGGGTGACCAGCGGTAGGGCATCCCCTCGTCCATCGCCATATACAGGCGGTCCGCTTTCCCGACGCTCGGGAAGCTCGAGCGGTTCGGGTATTCGACGATGACGGCGGGGAGCGTGAGGTCGAAGCCGGAGAGGTCGAGCGTCTGGGTTAGGTTGCTCTCGGTGATCGTTGTCATTGGTAGGAGAGCGAGGCGCGGTTAGCCCACGATCCGGTGGCGGAGGCGGTGGCGAGGATTTGGCCTGCGGCGTTGAGGGTGCTGCGCTTGACGGTCCAGGTGGTGGCGGTCTCGGGGAGTGCTGGCGCGGCGGGGCGGTCGGCATTGAGGAGGCGGCCGCTGTAGGTGGTGAGGCCGTCGCTGGATTGGTCGAAGGCGTAGAGGTAGAGGGTCGGGTCGATGGGCGGCTGGACGGTGCGGAGGCCGAGGGCGGTGCAACTGATCTGCATTCCGGCGGCGGGCGCGGAGTCGAAGGTGATCGTGCCGGTGGCCTCGCTGACGAGGTAGTCGGTGGTGGGGGTTTGCGTGACGCCGTTGAGGGCGACGAGGACATGCTCGGGGTCGCTGCTGACTAGGCCGTCAATCGGGAAGGTGACGCTCGTGCCGTCGCCGATGCGGACCGTGGTGTTGATCGAGAGGCCGGGGGCGGAGGAAATGATGAATTCGGAAAGGCCGGTGATGTCGCTGGCGGGGTGGGTGTGGACCGTGTCGGCTTTTGAAAGTTCGACCCAGAGCTTGAATGCGGGCGAGGCCGATGGATCGAAGGCGGCCCAGTAGCTGCCTGGCGGTGGATATCCGGGGTTCGGCTCTCCGATGCGGATGTAGAGTTCGCCGTTAAAACTGACGACTTGGCCGGGGGAGTAGTCGGCTCCGTTGTTGTAGGCTCCTTGGTAGTCTACTGGCTCGGGTTGGAGCGCGGTGTCGGCGAGAGCGCCTTGGGCGGCGGTGGCTTTGCCGTCCACTTCGGACTGGAGGGTGTTGATCGCGGCGGCTGCTTCGGCGATGGAGTCAAGGGACTCGGTGCCGAGGTTGCTGGCGAGGAGGTCGATCCTCTGGCCGAGGGCGGTGTCTTCGGTGGCAAGGGCGGCGAGGTCGGCATCGAGGCCGGTGATCTCGCTCTTGAGGTGCGTGTGGGCGGAAGGTGCGAAGGTCGTTGGCTTGCCGGTGAGCGATGACCAATCGACGGGCGGGGAGACGGCGACGACGGCGGAGGCGAAATCGGTGATCTGGCTGGCGGTGTGCGTGTGGCTGCTCGGCGGGAACTCGGTGGGCTTGTTCAGCACGCTTGCCCAAGTGGGCGGAGGCGCGAGCTGCGCGATCGCTTGCGCGGTGCGCAGGGGCGTCATCCATTTTTCGTTGTCGGTGCCTGCTTCGGCTTGCAGTTGGGTGGCTTTGCCGTCTGGGAGCGCGGTGGGTGTGGCCTCGTCGCCGAGGATGACGGAGTTTTGAACTTCGACTTGGAGGGTGGCGGTGCGGAGGGCTTGCGTCGGGGCGGTCCAGCGGATCTCGAGGAAGGCGCTGATGCTGGCAGGGTCGAGAGAGAAAGCGGCCTCGACCGGCAATGTATTCAAATCGAGGATTGTTTGGCCGGGGGCCGCAAGAGCGAGAAAATTGGCGTCGGAAAAAGAGGTCTTGAGCGCGACGGTGGTCGTGGTGCCTGCGGGGGGATCGATGGCCACGCCGTTCTCCACGAAGATGACTTCAATGGGCACCTGGTCGCGGCGTTTTAAGACGAGCGTCTGAAGCGCGACATTCGACGCGGCGGACTTAACGAATCGCCGGGCTTTGGTGTCGAGGAAGAGTTTCATGCCGCTGACCAGCGGCGGGTGTCAAATCGGGTAGGCTTCCGAGCGTTTACTGGAGCGGTTCGGAGGGGTTGACCACAGAGGACACAGAGACAGATTCCCACTTGCCGAGAGGGCATCGCTCGGTTGCCATTCTTAGCTTGGCCCAAGTGCTACAGCCACACTTGCGGCAACGGCCGGTGGCGTTCAGCGCGGCGGCGTCCCATTCGGGACAGGCGCGGCAGATGGCTTCGCGCTCGGCGAGGATTTCGGGCGGGGTGGTGGCGAAGCCGGAGGCGGTAAAGCGTTGGCCTGCTTGCATAGCGGATCGCATTTGGCGGTGCGTATCGCGTAACGATTCTGGCATTTTGGCTAAAAAGTCAGCGTAAGTCATGACACGGTGACGGTGAAATTGAACTCTGTAGGCCCGCTCATAAAAGGCGGGAGACATTGTGCGGAGATTGTCATTGGATACGATCCCCTCGGGTCGAGGCTTGTAATGATTTTCGAGTCTCCCCCGTTTACGCCGCATAAATCTTGGAACCCCATGAAATCAAATGAAAAAACGCCTTGCACATATAATGACAAAACCCAGCAACAGCCTTGTGAAAGCGGAGCGCCAAAAAAACCATATCCAGCCCTGTAAATTTGGATCATATATAAGTTAGTGTAGTTCATCGCTCCAGGCCCAAAAGCATCCCAATAATCGGCGCAGGTTCTCGGCTCAAGGTTCGTTGGAAAGCCTTGAAGGTTGCATTCATCGCCGGGGCAGACTTCGGCGGGATATTGAAATTCAGTCAATCCGCTCACTTGGTCACCGGTCAGGCTAAAATTAAAATCCGCAAGAAATGGCGGGCAATCTTTGCAGGGGTAATCAAATGTAGACCCACAACACGCGCACTCGACAGCGCGAAGGCCGCCGTCGGTTTTGATTTTGATGGCTCCGGAGGATGTGAGGCCGAGGGTCATACGAAGGCGGAAAGGGGAAGGCGGAAGGCGGAGAGGGATTTCCGGTTTCCGGTCTCAGGTTTCCGGTTTTGCATCAGCATTCCTCTGTCGGCAGCCACTTGAACGCCCCACCCGAGAAAGCGAAAACATAGGTTTTGCCGTCGGTCGGAGGCGGGGGGTTGAAGGTGAGCATTCGCACGGTCTT